AACCTTTTGTGCGTGTGCCCGTAGACCACATCATGTAAACTATCTCTAGCAATTGCGTTTTCTGAACTCATCCCGCCGTAAGGTTTACCCATTTGATTAAGAGGAACATGAGTAAAGCCAACATCACCGATGAAGTAGAACTCACCGAATGGCGAGTAGTTCCATCCAAACTGTTCGAGGAGGCTGTAGATCTGCTCGAAAAGCATCTCGACGATCTCGGGATTATTATTGACGAATCTAGAAATTCGATCTTCGTGATTGCCAAGAGTGACGTGCTTTGTTACTTCATACCCGTCGAGTCCATCATCGAATGCCCCGAGGGCCTCCTCGAAGCTGGCGACGTCCTCCTTGAAGCTAGGCTTGTCCTGACCCTTAACGGTCCAGTTTGGATCGTGACTCGACATACTGTCCATTGAGGCAAAGTCACCAATCTGGACAATGTGATCTACCTTGTTCTCCTTGGCGTACGCGCCCATCGCCTTGAACCGTGTCTTGTCCGGGATCTCCGGACTGTCATGGGCGTCACCGATAGCGAGGACTCTTCCGTTGACTCGCTCTCCGTTTTGTCTTTGATAGATTTTGTACTGGGGTTTGAGGTAGACTCGCTTGATTTCTTGTTCGGTCTTTGTTGCAACGACTTCTGCGGCGATGTACCCGTGTGTCTTTGCTGTCTCAACTCTACTTGCGAAAGTTGATCTTGAGATTCCAAGTTCTCTAGCCGCTGAAAGGCATGCTCCGTTATGCTTGGCATATAACCTCGCAGTTTCTTTCATTAACTTCTCGTTAGGCCCCGTCACAAAATATCTCCTTTTTTGCGGGTTTACCTAAACTATCACATATTTGGTTAAGTGTGTGTTATTTCTTGTTTTTTGCAGAGCCAACAGAATCTACTAAGCCTCCGCCAAAATAAAATCCAACGATCATCAACATGATTTCACCAATCCAGAAGTCACCAATGATCTGCTTGACCGCTTGAATGTCACCTTCACCTGCTAGGGTCATCGCTAGAACCAAAACAAACATACTCAGGAACACGGCTGTGAACATCAGGGCGATGTACCGCTGGGCCAGCTTAAACGGGGCGTACGCATTCATGAGGTCGATCTTGGCCTTCGACTTAATGGCGATCTCTTCTTCTGTGGAAGTGTGCATGTCATCAATGAGCTCCATGCCTTTCTTGATAACATCGCCGGAGCCAAGTATTTTGCCTAATATGCCAATCATGTGCCATCTCCAAAGAAATCAGTTTGAATACACACAGCTTCGTAGTTAAGTTTAGGTTGCGGAAACTGCTCTAAGATTGTTGCGCGTGCTTTGAAACAAGTATCCATGTCTAGAAAGGGACCATGTGGCCTTACAAAATACTGATCTGCTTGAAGCATTAGTACAAATAACATCCACATACTATTGTCCTTTGGTTACTATGAGCCAATATAAGATGTAACCAAGTATGCCAACAGCAGAAAGGGCGGCAATGGTAACAACAATGCCAATAGTCCATTCCTTAATTTGTCTGCGTTTACGGGCCTTGGCTTGCTCAATACGTTTACGTTCATTCTCTTTTAGTTGTTTCCGGTTGGCTATGAATTTGCAGTAATCGTCCCAGAGACCGGCACGACCACTATAGATAAATAGTTGTTTGATTTCCGCTTCTTGCTGTTTGATCTTTTCTAGCTCAAAGAAGTGCTCCATTGAGCCTTCCTTGGCTTTCTTCTCGATCTCTTCCTTTGCGTCAGCGAGCTTAGTCAGATGTGGGCCCATCTCTCCGACGGACTGTATGTGACCAGCAAACTCTTTGATGGCTCCTATCGCCTCATTAGCGATCTTAATGGCGGCGATAGCTTCGAAGATCATTTCCTCTCCTAGGAAAAGTTCAATTGCACTTTATTTAAACCACATGTGCTGTGTTACCAGTGTAGCAAACGCACCTAGGATCCCTGATGCGGATATGAGGAAGGCGATCGTGCGCCATCCGCCTTTGCTTTGTTGTACTTGGTCACGCATCCACTTGATGTCACCTTTTATTTCAGACATCTCGCGCTCCAGTGTCGTTAGTCGCGCAGATAATTCACCAAGTTCACGGTCTATTTCGGCCACTTGTCCTTCCTCATTAAGTGTGGCCTCCCAGTTGCTGTGGTTGTGTTACCACTATTTTTATACCTTTGCGTTCTGATCCTGTCCAAGGATTACCGCAGTCAGGACAGTTGCCCTCTGGATATGATAATACCTCTTCTGGTGTGTCCACCGCGTTATCACAGTGTTCACAATGAACAATATCTTGTGAAGTTGACGGACTCCATTCAGAGCCGTTCGGCATTGTAATTGTATCTGTCATGGCGTGAGTACCGTTACTGTTCCTACTGCTGTGGTGCCTGCTGTGGTTCCGGCATAAATATCATTCGTGCGCTTGACCCGAATGAACCCATTGTCCTCAAAGAAGTCTCCGTCTTCGAGCGTGTACGCCACGCCCATGCTTGGTATCCCTTGAAAGTTGATCTGTGCTGAGCGCTGTTCATCGATAAAGTTATCGAGAGCTCGCGCTAGTTGGTCAATGTAAGCCCTGTCGTATTCCAGTGGAGGGACAGGCAGGATTGACCGAACAACCTTGCGTGTCATCGCCTACCATCCGGCCTTACATCAAGTCTTGGTGTACCAAGTCTCCATTTCACACCTGTTGTATCACTGTCTATCTTGAGTGCCATGGTTCGGCCTCGCAATCTCATAAACAACTGATCTGTGTAATCGTGCTGACCGCCGGATATTGTCTGCCTGACAACTGTGCCTGTCTCTTCGCCCTCTACTGGTGTGCCGCTAAAGTTTTTTGCGATCATCGTAAAGTTAACTTCCGGGCTTGCCGCTGTTGAGCTCCTGAAAGACAGGTCAGGCAGTATCCTTCTGACCAATGTGAACTTGTCACCGTCATCAAGATCAAAGTCTGAGGACTGCACATAAGCCTCTAGAGCGGCACCGTCTGCGTCTAGGCCACGCTCATGGTCATACACATATCCGTCCGTTCCTACGGCCTGAGGATAGCTTCTCTGGCCTGTCGCTCTGTCATTCCACACCGTTCTTGTCAGGGTGCCGTAGTACCAAGTGTTTTCGCCGTAGTTGTACACGACATATCTGTCGCATTCTTCGGAGCTTGCCGATGGGTAAAGCCACCACACCTCTGTTTGTGATGCGAGCGATCCGCAGTAGATCTTGAATGACTGGTTCCTGTTAATGTCTGAGAAGATGTAGTCTCTAATAGTGCAAGGAACTGGCTGGATTCGGCCATCGTATCTGTAGAAGTTTTCCTGTCCCATCCAAAAGACCGAATCATTCACTGATACAACAGCATTCGGTCCTGCGATCCTCACGTTATCACCAAGCAATGCGGTGCCGAAAGTGAACGGAGGCCCAATAAACTGAATACTGTGTAATGAGCGGTCTGTCCAGATAAGGATCTGACGGGATGTACGAACCGCTGTCACAATCTCAGAGCCCTGCGATAACCGAATGTCACCTGCGGTGTTTGTGGACGTTGGCGTCCAGTCTACAGAGCTCTCCTGTGAGGAGAACCGAATCAGTAAAGGGTCTTGATCACCTGTGCCGATCGGGTTGGCACCAAAGGCTAGGACGTGCCTGTCAACTTCTGACACTAATAGCTTACGAGCAACTGTCGGTACATCGCTGGCTCCGGTTCTTGATGACAGGAGTACAGCTCTGTCAGTCAGAGCACCTGATGCGTCCCAGTAGTAAATGGCGCCATCAGCAATATTAAAGATTAAATCCTCACCAAAGTTGTCTGCGTACCACAGTCGGAGTGTTTGCCCAGCAAGTGACCCTGCCGCTGATCCCCAAGTGAATCGACCCCATGTACCGGCACCCCAACCCGGTCCAAGGACCGTGGTGTCTAGACCAATTGCGATCTGGTACTCAGCTTGTACTGATGAGCCACCTCCCGAAACAGCGCCCGCTGTGGCAGTCCCGCCTGTATTGATTGTGTAGTTGTCCGAATCAATGACCGAAAGAACTTCATGCTCTTTGTTGAGATCATCTGTTGTTAAGCCGTCTACCGCTGTGGCACCAGAGATCGTGACGTAGTCTCCGATTCCCGCACCATGGCTCACATCGTTCACTGTAATGATGCCCGAACCAGCACCTCCAGATGTCGTGATCGGATCGGTGCCTAGTGTAACTGTTCTTCTGATTGGTGTGATGTCATATAGCTCACCTGAGTTCTCGAGGTAAGCTTTCTTATGGGTGCCAATGAACATTAATGATTCGGACCCAAGGGTCACAAAATCATGAAGCTGTCTTGCTGTGCCTTGTACAGGTGTTTCATTGGCCTTCTGCCAACCACCCATCTTCTCGACATAGCCATAGCGGAAACGGATTTTATCGCCATCGTGCCAGCCGCCTTCGTTCGAGTAGTTAGTCCCTTCTCGATTGATTCCGGGTTTGAAGACGAGCTTCGATAATGGCATTACTCGGCATCCGCTTCTTGAATCACTAGCTCACCCGCCTCAACCTGACGCATGATTTCTGCGTAGTGGCGGTTTGCGGGATCGAGTGGGACTCCTAGTGTTTCTCCATCCACAACTATTGAAACACCTGAGTTAACTCCCGATGTAGGGTCTACTACATACTGTGCTGAAGTTATAACTAGCTCATTCATAGTTCTGCATCCATTTTAAATCTAGCCGTAGAGTCGTT